ATAAGAGTGATTGGTATTTAGTAGAGATCCGCTATTTCGAGAACGTCGGGCGATTCACTAAGAGTGATCACCCAGTTTTGAACGCTATCGTTAGAGAAACCAGTGGAACCAACTGAAACAAACTGATTAGGTTTGGAAACCACAATCTTGCAAGTATACGCCTGGACGAGTCCAGATTTATGATTGAAAAGAGTGGTTGATTCAGCGGTGCCATCGGCAACAGTGATGTTACCAGCTGTTCCACCATCCATATTAATGAAAGTGCTGAACAGGTAGGACCCAGGGTTAGCAAAGGTAAATCGGCCGTTGGGCTCGATCTTAGCATCAATGTTCTGGAATTGGAACGTTTCATCTCCAAATACATTGTTGTCATCGTAGTTAGCGCTAGTTGAGGTATTTATTACGTCAGTAACACACTTACTGGGCTTCGGGACTCTGAGAGCAATCTCATAGTCTACGAAAAGATCGCCAATGATATTTGTATCAGTGCAGTTACTAACGGCAACAAAAAGCTTGCTATGATCATACGTTTTGATGTCGGAATTATCGACATAACCACGTCTAACGAAAAGTTCGCTATTGTTCCGCTCTTTAGCGTCTGCAACCAAGTTAATTTGTTTCCAGGGCGCGTCCTCAATAGACGTGCCGTACTGGAAGATTTCTGCCTTATTGATTGGTTCGGGATCGAGTGGGTCCATAGCCAGAGCAAGGACAACACGACCATTGTAATCGGTGCCGACAGAAGGAATATAGGTAAACTTGATTCTCCTGATAGTATATTTTTGATGTGTATTGGCGACTTTGGACAGCCATGGGAAAACGGTTGACATGCCGGGTTGAACAGGGTAACTGGTAACTGCGTAGGTTGAGTTACCGGAAATTGATCCGACATATTCGCGATTGGAGATGTGATATTCTCCACGCGAGCTTCGAAACTTAGGTGCTGTGTCGCGAATACGTGTGCCATAGGCAACTGGTGCATGAGAGACACTATAATTGCGTCTTCCACCACCAGCAGCACGGTTGATAAGCATATTGCGAGCCGCTTTTCGTTTCGCCTTGTTTCGTTTCCCAGGGGCCAGCCTAGATAGAGCGTTGCTAATGGAATTGAGGTCAAAATTTTCAATTTCACTAGCAACCCTATTTGCGAGTGCATTAACTGCCACAGTGCCGACATAGGCGGCAGCTTGTGAGCCGAATTCTGCAACTGGTACCATAGCCATAGTTGTTGATTAGTTGTTGATGTGTTAGAATTATTAAACGTTATTTTAATGTTGTTAAGTTAATAGAACAATTGCCAAATTGTTATATTTCGTAAGGATAAGTGTGGTGTAATTCGCTGGGTCTTTGATATTTAATCACAGGCCCAGGATTGTACCAAACCTTCCCACTGAAGTATTGTTCGATGCTTTCTTGGACATCGGGACAGATATCGAACGCTTTCCAGAAAGAGACACGTATGTCGTCGCAAGGGGTTGAATACTTACGATCCATGCCTTGAGCAAGAAACTGAAAGCCACTTTCTGGGGTCTCATTGACCTTATGTCGTCCACCAACATCGAGACTGTGATAAAACGAATTGAAGATTGGGACACCTCCTGCACAAGCGATTCCACAATCGGAAATTGCTTGACACTGGAAACGCCAACTTTCATATTCACCAACGGGTTTAATGCTTACCAGATCTTTGGTTAAACAAGTCCGAGGGTCACGTACCATGATATAATTGGAGCCATCAAAGATTGGGCACATTTGGCAAAACTCAACTTTCTCAAGGACTGAAACAGGTGGTTCGATTTTCATCGTGTATCCCATGTCCAAGAACCAAGAGGAACAGTCATCAAGTAGTTTAAGGTGTTTGCGTTCAATGAAAAGAACGCAATCATCACCGTTGTTGATTAGTTGATACTTGATGTGTTTGTTTTGCATGTAACCATATATCATAGCGCACATCAACAGACAGTTGCCAAGCCCAGTGTTCATATCACCAGACATGCGACATCCGTCAGTTTTGTACTTTATCACGCCGTCTTCCGTGCGTCCATAGCCTACATTATGTAGCTGCCATTTCAGCAGGGTAGCAAACTCAGCGTCTCCTCCAAAGAACATTTTATAAATAGAATGTTCCCACTTAAGAGCCGGGATGCTACAATGTTGGTCGAATCGACTAGCGTCCAATCCTATCGCTACTGGGTCATTGAACTGGTCCCATTTCCAGGCAATTAGTTCACCTAGAACGGAAGAGTTCATGCCTTTTGCAACAGTAGGGGCCTCGAAGAGTTCGGCAATTATATTATATATTTTATGTTCTATGGGTTTAATAAAACGACCAATAGAAGCGTTATAACGTGGAGAGCGAGGCTGAATCACCCGCGGAGCAGGATCTTTCTTAGCAGAAAAGTTGATCTTTTCAGCCTTGACAAATGCTTGAATATAGCTATCTCGAATGTCGAGAGGTTTCGTCGCCAAACTTGACACAGCCCTTTCGTAAACTCCTCTCTTTCGACCGGTGTATGAATTAACAAAATCGTTAAAACTCCACGCGGTGGTAGGGGGAATAAGTTTACGAAAGCTTTGCTTAAATCGCGACAGCCTTTCTACAAACATCTGAGCACTTTTAGGTTTAGGAGGGGGTTTGAATTCTCCGCCATCGCTGACGAAGAAGACACGTTCGTAAAGTGCTCGCTCCAAATTATTAATACTACTATTGTGCACGCCAAAATTTATACCATTGCTGTTGTCAGCCAGCAAATTGACGCGTCTTGTTTTGGGAGAACCTATGTGGCGTTGAACGGACATGGTAGCTGAAGACCTCTCATGGTAATGCTCTCTGAATTTCTCAGGAGTAATACTACTCTTGGTCTCAACTCCGTCCTGCCACACAGGTCCCCCCTAGCATGTCCGGTCGGCCGAAGCCAACCGGGCAGCATCGCCCCCACGTTTACTCTTCCTATTGAAAGTACGTCGGAGGCCCACCGTAAGCCATCCACCTCCATCTGAGGTCTCCTTAACACGCTTGTTAAACATTAGCCGAGACTGTCCAGCTAGACAAGCTAATTCCTCCTCACGAATCATCTCAGCTCGACTAGGCACGAACACAAGAGGAAACACTCGATGAATATCACGAGCGATATGAGCAGTGCGGTGACCATCTTCAATCATCAATCTAGTAGCGTATGATTCAACAACTCTACGATTAGCGTTGTTCAACGTTGGTGTGCCAAACTTTTGTTTGACGCGTAAGACTACATTGATGACATATCTGTCGCCACCACAGAGCAGTTGCCTCTTGGCTAAGTTTTTCCGGGCGAGTTTACTCCTTTCCGCCGCCTGGACCCTCTCAGAATCTGTCAAATTGATTGCTGGAAAAGCTACAATGTTTGTGTCATCAGATTCTTCAATGTCTTCAACATCTTCAGTTTCTAAATCATCCAACATACGTAAGCGCCTTTCAAACTCATGATATCGTACGGGTTGGCGTTGTACAAACGTCTCGTAGATGGCATAGCCAATACCACTACTCGACAATAACGCAACTGCGGTAACAATGAACACCATTCAGCTCCAGAGAGGTTGAGAATTTCAAT